CCTGAACATTACCACCGGATGCAGCACGATTCTTATCTTCTTGATTCACTTCTATTATAGTGTTCATAAATTTCTCTTGATACCTTTGATACATTTCCATATCACCTAGGTAGTCATAGCAATGTACAAGAGCACCAAATAAAGCTATTCTTTCATTTTCATCTCTTAACCAATTAGGTGCAAGAGTTCCACGCATTACATAAGATGTTGTATAACCTGTTGCAGTTGCTGTCTTTGGAGTTAACTGTGGTGCAGGTAATGCTAGGTCTGCGGCTACCGCTGCTGCTGAAGTCCCTGTTGGGAAAAACAATGTTAGCTGTGTTGAAGCTACAGGTGTTTGATTTGCCTGTCCATCTATTATAACTGAAGTTGGTAAAATCTCTACTACCCTATGAGAGTAACCTGCTAGGGTTGGAGTGTATCTTGCAAACAATGCAGATAATCTTTTACGATAATGCAATTCAATTACATCATTCTCAGAAAAGTTTGGAGCAGCCAATAGTGTTTCTTTACCATGCCGTGTCCAAAAATGATCTGTACCTTTAAAAGCATATGCATCATAGAAGGTTCTTAAATCTGTTTTAATATTAAACACTGATGCTTGCGCTGCTGTGGCTTCTACGTATTTAAGATAGCTACCTTGTGCCTCATAGTTACCAGATGCATCTAATGTAGCAGTACCTACTTTACGTATGAAAATGTAAGTTACTAGGTCTGGGGGTACAGGTAGTGTAGCTTGTGCTGTAGAGTTTATTGCTGATGATCCTGTAAGTAGTGTGCCTTTATATGTAGCACCTGCATTAGTAAAAGCAGCCGTGTTGTTTGCACCTTGCAGTACAAAGTAAGTTGTTTCTTCCATTGGTGGAATTTCTAGTTCACGATATGCAGTGTCTGCTGCATACCGTAAACCATCTTTAATTAAATCTAATGGGAGAGCTTGTGAATCACGGTTTGACCAACTCCGCACTAGCGATACCATTGAGGCAGTTCCCTCATCGTAATTCTTAATTGACATTTATATCTCCTTAGTAAGACATTAAGTGAGCATAGTTTTGTTTAAAGATAATCATGAACTTAGCCATTTGATCTTTATCTTGCATAGTAGTAGAATCATGCAGATCTATACCCCATTTGTTCTTTATTTCAATAGCTACAATATCTGGAACTGTTGCAAACTTTTTAAAACCTTTATCTTTTTTATTCAAACCCATATCGTTATTATCACGATCTTTCTTAGCGCTTTCTAAAAATGGTTTCTCATCTTGATATATTTGCCATTCACTACTACCATCGTTACTATAATCAATAGTACCTTTCATAGTGTTATTTTCTGTTCCCGGTGTAACTGTCCAACGTGCCATGTCCTCTTCTCCTTATTATACAGCCATCTCAACAAACCTGCCAGACTTACCAATGAAACCTAGGGTTGGTGCTGTGATTACTACGTTAGCTGTCGCTGACATAAAAAATGCCTTATCGACTTGATACCCACCAGCAGCTATTGTTGATAAAGTCCAAGCACATCTGTCTGCAGGTAAGTGCAGTATATCTCCAACTAAGTTGTTAGCCAATGTGTTAGCCGCCACTGTTCCTCTAATTACCATCATGTTCTATACCTCCTAATAGAATAAAAAAGGAGAGAGGATAATTCCTCCCTCCCATATTATAATTTACTGTAAACCGTAGATTGCGCCACAGCCTTTTGGATTCTTAACTTCCAAAGACCATTCTTCAACAAACATGCCAACTGTTGAGTCACCTTTCTGACCAACTTCAACTTCCTGCATTGGACGGAATGTTGCCATTGCGAACCACTGTGGATCATAGATGAGAGCACATGAGTCTTTAGCTGCAAACTGAGTAGTTGTAGCGTCTGTTGTTGTGAAGGCCAAGCCCATGATGTAGTTTGGAACTACCATCAAGTCACCAAAGTCTGACATGTAGATGTCTACTGACTGACGGAGTTTTCCGCTTTCGTCAATATTCCGCTGAACACCAGTAGCTCCGATCAAAAGATCTGAGAAGTCACGGCGAAGCTTTGGAGAGACCATTACGCGAGATGCTTTACCACCAGCTTCATAGATCTTCTGCATAACAGAGTCAATGTCTGTCAATGCCAAAGCTGCTTTAGTTCCCGCAGATGCTACAGTAACAGATGTTACTCCAGTGTTAGGAGTAGCTGGCTGTGTGAAAGAACCTTTGAATACACAAGTGTCACTGCTGTTAATGAAAGATTGGTATCCACCAGTCTTACGAGCACCAGAAGTAGTCTGGACGTTATATGTATTAACTAAGTCCATCTCCATATCACGCCGCATTTCAGTTCCACGCTTTTTCAACTGATAAGCATATTCGTCTGCTACACCAGCCTGATCAATAGCCCTACGGCTACCTGATACTGAGATCACTTTACTGTTGATCTGAGTGTAGTTACCTAAACGTGTACGGAATGGGCCAACAATAGTTGAGGCTGCACCGTCACCACTAGCAGGTGATGTACCAGCTGTCAGGAAGTCTGTACCTTCAGCCACACGGGAATTGCCCGGAGCTTGGAGTTCATCAGTCTGCCATTCGTGGTAGATGTTTGTTGATTTTGTTTTGCCAATCGAAGCAAGGAAAGGAGTTTCGTCCCGTGTGATCATTCCGATAAAGTTCGCTAGATCTTCACGATTTGATACGTCTTTTCCTGTCTGATTTGATCGACCGGATGGGTTTGTAATATTACGACCACCAGTTGTTGCCATTTTAAAATCCTCCTAGGATATTAAGTATTGAGAGATTTAGAGGCATACTGGCGAAGATAGTCCATTTGGTCATCATTTGATGCGCCTTCTTTAAATGCACGAGCCTTCACCATATTTTCTTTGTCTACTGCTTTTTTATTAACAGCGACTGGCTTTTTAGTTGGAACCTTTTTAGTTGGGGTTACCTTACGCTTTGCAGCTCCTTTGGTAATACCTTTCTTTAATCGTCTATAGTCATCGATGAATTTAACAACACCGGGATCTACAACCGCATTTAAAAGTTCGTCTGCTATACCATGCTCAAGAGCAAACTCTCGAATTTCTACTGCAACCTTTTCACTGAAATCAGGAATCATTTCTGGAATCTTTTGTTGGAAGTGTTTCATCTGTTCGGCAAACTTTTCCTCATTAGCTTTTACTTTCTGCTCTTCAACAGTTTTTAATAAATTCTCACGAGTGTTTCTAGCAGTCCAATAGTTTTGTTGGGCTTGCTCACGTTTGTCTTTTAATTCACTTAACTCAAAAGTATCTCCACTATCCCTAGCTTCTTTAATCTTGGTTTCAATATCATGGTATTCTTTAGCCATTTTTTGTTCGTCCAGTGACAACATTGCACCAGCGGCATCAGACATTTTACTAATCTGTTCTAGCTTGGTAACACGTTCTTCGTCAATGGCCTTACGTGCCTCTCCGAGTTCACGACCCTTTTTAGAGAGTGAAGCATCTGTTTGATAGCCTTTCAGCAAATCAGCAAATGAGACTTCCATTTGTTCTCCGTCAACCTTGACAGAAACTTTGGCATCTAAATCTAAATCGTCTACAGAAAATACATCAGTGTCTTGGGTAGGGGCTTCTGCGCCATCCTCATCTGTTGTCTCTTCTGTCTCCTCTTCAGACTCTTCATCGCTAACGGCAGCATCTGTATCATCTGGGTCTTCTTCTACAGGTGCTTCCGAGTCCTCGTCCTCGACCTCCTCTTCTGGTAGCGGTATCTCGTTCTGAATAAATTCAGACTTAGAGAGTACGGCATCTAGGAGTTCTTGTTCGCTTGGACCAGCAGAACTGGGAACATCATCCGGTATGGGTAGAGATTCATTTTGCTCTGTCATGTTTTATTATCCTTCTTTTTTAGCCGCAGGTTTTGTAACCGTTGGTTTGGATGTTTCTATTTTTGCTATGTAAGTCTGCTTTAAACTATGCATAGCAACTAAATTTACACAATTCATTTTAGCTTTACCTGCAGATCTCATAGAGTCGTACTCTAAAAGGTTTATCATAGTCTCTAGGTTTACTATCAATTGTGAATAATCTATATCGTTCATTGTTCATTGTCCTCAATGTATGGTATGTTCTTACCGTAAGTTTCAAAGTTAATTAATTTCTGTTTAACATCGCCCAGCGATAACGCTGAGTTGTAAATAAACTCACGGGTTTTAACTTCATGTGGATCTGTGCTTAGCCAAGCTGTAAAGTACTGTGTGAGTATGTCACCGTATGCTTCATTAAAAAACTCTTCTCTTTGCTGTGATGCAAATGTTGCTTTCAATAATGCTTCTTTAGCTTGCAGATCGGGATGTATACCCTTCAGCACCTTCTCAGCTGAAGCTCGATATTTTTCCATTGTATTTCCTTATGTTGATTTGGTTCTCTTTTTACCAGATGCTGTTGTAGACCAACTGACCCTCTTAGGTCCAGTCTTTTTTGCAGCTTCCTTTTTAGTAATCTTAGAAGCTACGCTCTTGGGACGGCAAGCAGGGTATGCCCGTTTAGACTTACCCTTGGCACTTTTTCTACCACAGGGTTTACCAGTCTTAACATCAATCCACTCTTCGCCAAACCATTTACCTAAACCTCCTTTTTTCTTCATGATTTAGATACTCGGTTGTCAGGCCCACTCCAACCACCACCACGTTTCTTGTACTCCTTAGAAGCCCAAGCATTTGCGTATGCGGATGGGTATACTTTAAATTTCTTTTTTGCTGCAGATTTAACCCTAGACCAAAGGGCTGGGTTGTTTGCTTTTGGGGATTTTGTTGACATTACCATTTCACCTTATCAGCCCAGTACGCTGCACTGAGTTTTCCTTTAGCTATGTTTCTACCATGCCTAGCTTTAAATGAAGCCCGTTTAGCTTTCATCTTAGCAGACTCTCCAGCTTTAGGAGCACCTGCTGTGGATGCACCTTGCTCCCCAAACCTTATGGTCTTTATAGTGCTTCCTTCTTTAGCCACAACAACGTGTGACTTTGTAGCATGGCTTGGGGTACGTTTAGGTTGATTGAACCCTGACACCCCAGCTCTTGCTAATCGTGGATCTTTTCCTTCACTTGACATAATTTCTCCTCACGCTATGCGCTTTCACCAATTTTAAAACATTTAGGTAACACAGCTATTCCATTTTCTGATAATTTAGCTATTACAGAAAGAGATTGTTTCTTACATTCTTCTTCAGAATACCATAGGTTTTTTGTATTAGCTACTATACTACAACTAGATACATGGAGTGAACTACAAATTAAAAGTACTGATAAAAACATTACCACCTTCCTTGGGATTTCCCTACAAAATAAATCACTACAGATATAAGCCCCAATGATATTGCAGCAACTACAATACCTAGCACCCAATTTATAGCAGTGTCTACAGCTTCTTGTTTACGATAGACAGCTTCTTTTTGTTCTTTACGCATCTGTCCCTCAATGATTACGAGTTCCTTCCAAGCGGATGGGCCGTACACGAAACTGATATGATTTTTTAATTCATTTCTTAATTCGTTAGCTTTTTGTTTAGCAGTCCACGCTTCTAAAGCATGACTTTGAGTATTGGTAAACATTTTATATGCAGGGGGTTTACTTGCTTTTTCATGGGCAAAGTCTAAATCTGAAATAGCTTTAGACCAATTTTGCAGTTGGCTTCCCATAGATGTTAAATCCTTACCGACTTCTATGCCTTTCTTTATTCCGTTAAAGGCGGCAGTAGCGGCTGCGATTGCAGTAAATGGATCTATCATAAATGTACCTCACCTACCAGTAGGGTTAAACTTTTGCATATTTACTACAACTTCCCTTATGGCCTTAATGTTTTCATCTATACGACCTAGCATTACTGCTTGCATCTGAGATGTCTTTCCTATTTCGTTAATGCGTATCTCATGTCTTGCTATTTCACGAGCATTGATTGTTACGTTGCTGTCCAGCGTTGACATATACCACACTAACCCTAAGGTCTGTAATACAATTGCTAAGACAAACGTAGCAGGTAATGACTTAGATAAATGCCACTGTTGTTTCTTTTCCATAATAACACCCCCATGAGGTAAGGCAGGGTTCCTTAAGAACCCCGCTATATTGACTTACTGTTGAGGCATTTCCTCAGGTTGTGGCATCCCACCTACTTCAGGACTAGCCTGAGGCTGTGGTTGATTACCTGCTATCATAGATTGTGCAACCTGTATGATCTGACTAAAGTCAGGTCTTGTAGGTGCAGGTGCTCCTTCTTTAATTGCTTTGATGTCGATCTCAGCCCATTGTTGAAAGTGTTTATCTATAGAGATAGCTAACTGTTTAGTGTTATCATCAACTGTGTTTTTAGATTGAGCATTAGTAAATGTAACATTAGCCTCAGATAGAGAAGCTTCTGCTTCCATCTTACGTTGGGCAAGAGCTCCATCCTTCTGCGACTTTTCAGATTGTTGTTGCACAGTCTTCATTGCTTTTTCTTTAAACTCTGGAGTTGTGTAGTCTTCTAAGAAGTCATTACTATCAATACCCATAGATTCTATAAGTTTTGTAGCAAGTACTGCAGGGGCTTCTGGTTTTATTACAATGCCCTGCCCTTGACTGTTAAGTCCGGGAAGTACTTTAGATCCAATCATTTCAAGTTTTTTAATAGTGTTTTGATTAGAGTTCTCACCTATGTCTAAGTAAATTTCTACATCCATACGAGCTGGTAATTGCATTGCATCTATATCAGCAAACACACCTTGGTAACTAAACTTTGCGTGTGTCTTTAAACATTTACGCATAGTTTTATAGACACCCTCACACAACCTCTTCATTCCTGTTTCTGCAAAACGCCTAGCTATGTGCTGGATACGTTTCTGAGAAGCAGACTGAACCGCTGCTAACTTCTGTTCACTGTTACCTGAGACATACAAAGAATCGTTTAGACCCTGTGCAGCTTTAGACATACCAGTGGCTTGCTCTTTAATAGTCTGTAAGTGTGCAAGTAGTGGTACAGTCCCTGTGCTAATTGTTTCTGGTGGCAGAGCAGCTACAGCTCCATTAGGATTACCATTAGTCGGTATGATTTGCTTTGGCTTCATGTTCTGAAGAGCAGAGAAATCTACAACATTTGGATCAGCTAATTTAGGAGAGTAGTTTGTTAAGTATGTATTCTCAACGAACCCACGTAAAATTGCAGTAGATGCAAGAGTAGATGACCTTGTGAAGTCAGCTATAGACAAGCCATAAAACTCATAAGGTATATCAATTGGAGACAAGCAAGCAAGAGGTACCATATCTACATCACACTCATACAAGATTGTATATCCAGCAATTATGAAATGTTTAAGTTCTGCAACTCCATCACCATCCCTATCTACATTAATCCAGCACTCTGTAATAGTTACTTCACGATTAGCTTCTAGCTCTGTTATGTCTTCTGTCATACGACCACTTTGATAACTTTGACCAGTGACAAATTTACGGGCTGCAATATCCCCAGCGTAGCTGGTATTACCATCCCATGTACTATCATCTCCAAGCTCGTCCCACTCGTCTTCACCTATATTGTCAGCAACATCAGGCCACATCTTACGGATCTCTGAACGAGTTAAGGTAGTTTGCATACCTACAAAACTTGCATCATCAATTGATTTAGCATCACGAGATATGCGGAAAGCTTCTGGTGCAATGTTTTCAATCTTCACACGAGAGTTATCATTCTTCCTACGAATACGAACATCTACATAGATTAGTTCAGCTGATTGCTCACCTGTCTCTAAGTTTAATTCACCCAGTTCATTTTCAAACTCAAGGTTACCAATGATTTCAACTCCTTCATCAGCAAGGAGGATATCTAATTGCCCTTGAGAAATCTTTTCGTACTCTTCAAATTCGTAGTCAAACCCTTCTACATAGTCCCAACGTATGATACCATTCTTCCAGAGTAGTGCGCTTTTGATCCATGTTTGGATTAATTCCCACCCATTGTTCTGTTTGAAGATAGCATAGTTTGTAAGCAAAGACGCATCCCTAGCATTCTTAAAAGCTCCGGGGCCATTGTCATATGGTACAAACCTAGCCAGCTTACCATTGTTTAGGAACAAATCTGAGAGTAT